ACCCCCACCCCCCGCGCTGTCATGTGGGACTCCGCGTTATGTGTAGTAATACTAATACACACGAATAAATTGCTATTTTTTGAAAACCCCCCACCCCTTTTTGAAAACCCTTGTCAAAAAATTTTTTGTACCCTATTATTACGTTATCGGTTACCAACCTGCGACGTATTATGACAATGAGTGCCACTCCAGAACTAGGGATACCCCTAGAAGACGAGGTTAAGAGCATACCTCTACCGGAACGCGCGGCTGCGTTGGGTAAAACCGTGGATAAGCTAGAAGAACATGGCGTAAACCTTGAGCCAGATGAGGCCGATAAGGAAGCCGCCGCCACTTTAGCCACTGCGTATGCTAGCGCACCAGACAAAACATCCCAAAAAGTTACCAACAAGCGGGCCGCGGCGTTAACACCTGCATCTGTGCGGTTAACAAGCAACATCATAGACGAATTTAACCATTCTGTGGTCGAATCTTCTAAACAACTACGTAATTTGGTGACTAATAAGCTCATAATTGAGTCAGAAAACCCTGATCCTCGCGTGCGTATGCGTGCGCTTGAGCTTCTAGGTAAGATTTCAGACGTAGGTTTGTTTACAGAGAAGTCTGAGGTGACAATCACGCATCAAACTACTGACGATCTTAAAGAAAAACTGCGTAGTAAGCTCGCAAAGCTGGTAAATCCACAACCAGAGATAGAAGATGCCACTATTATAGAGGCCGCTGCGTTAGATACTGACGAAGAATTTGGGTTTGACGATGACTGAGGGGCTAGATTTCAACGAGGCCGATATTGAGGTCATGTTGGCGAACCTAGATGCGTTCAGTACCGAAGAAGTAGCCGAAATTGACCGTATGGTTGACGAGTTACACACAAGAAGTACCAATAAACGGGCTTTTGACGACCTGATCGAGTTCTGCAAACTGATGATGCCGGACTTTATCGTAGGTAAGCACCACCGCATACTAGCGAATATGTTGATGGGCATTGAGAAGGGCGACAAGGATCGCGTTTGCGTGAACATTCCGCCTCGCCACGGCAAATCACAGCTCGTTTCTATCTTCTACCCAGCGTGGTTCTTAGGCCGAAACCCAGATAAAAAAGTTATGATGGTCTCGCATACCACTGATCTTGCTGTAGATTTTGGGCGTAAGGTCCGTAACTTGATTGCTACTGATGAGTATAGGTCTATATTTCCCACCGTGCAGCTTGCGTCTGATAGTAAGTCAGCAGGACGGTGGAACACGAATGTAGGGGGAGAATACTATGCGTGCGGTATTGGCTCTGCACTTGCAGGCCGTGGTGCTGACTTGTTACTTGTGGATGATCCACACTCAGAGCAAGATGTTATCAACGGCAACTTTGAGGTCTTTGAGAAGGCATATGAGTGGTTCACCTTCGGTGCTCGTACCCGTTTGATGCCGGGAGGCCGTGTAGCGATCATACAGACACGGTGGCACATGGATGACCTGACAGGCCGTGTTGTACGTGACATGACACAGAATGAACGCTCCGATCAGTACGAGGTGGTTGAGTTCCCAGCCATACTAGAAGTGTTAAATAAGAAGACGAAGAAAGAAGTACAGAAGCCTCTGTGGCCTGAGTTCTTTGATTTGGACGCTCTTCTACGCACCAAGGCGTCGATGCCTACATTTCAGTGGAATGCGCAGTATCAGCAGAAACCTACCGCGGAAGAAGCCGCTATCGTCAAGCGCGAGTGGTGGCAGGAGTGGACACACGAGCAGCCTCCGTCCTGTGAGTTTATTATCATGTCGCTTGACGCCGCAGCCGAGAGACATAACCGTGCAGACTATACAGCCCTTACCACATGGGGTGTATTCTTGAACGAAGAGACCAACGCGTACAATATTATATTGTTAAATAGTATCAAACAGCGTATGGAGTTCCCAGAGCTTAAACAGCTTGCGATGGAAGAATACCAAGACTGGGAACCAGATTCGTTCATTGTGGAGAAGAAAAGCTCTGGTGTAGCCTTGTATCAAGAGATGCGGCGTATGGGCTTGCCAGTATCGGAGTATACCCCTCACAGGGGGTCGGGAGACAAGACGGCACGTCTCAACTCTGTAGCGGACATAATAGCGTCCGAAATTGTGTGGGTGCCGCAGACACGGTGGGCTGAAGAAGTTGTCGAAGAGATTGCAGGATTTCCATTTATGAGTAATGATGACCTCGTAGACTCTACGGTGATGGCCCTTATGCGCTTTCGACAGGGAGGGTTTATTCGTTTGCCTACCGATGAACCTGAAGAACAGCGGTTCTTTAAACAGCGTCGGGGCGGATATTATTAGGGGATTTAGCTATGGCTATTGAAAAAGGACTATATGCAGCACCACAAGGCTTTGAGGACGATCTCGAAGGTGGGCTGGACGGTGTGGAAGAGATGGATGTCTCTGACCTAGAGATCGAAATCGTCGATCCAGAGTCGGTCACACTAGATGACGGTAGCATGGAGATCACCATTATCCCCGGTGACGAGATGGATTTTACCGAGTTTGGTATGAACCTAGCCGAAGTCCTTGATGAAGCACACTTAAATGAGTTATCCGGCGAGCTTGTAGGCCAAGTCGAGACAGATATTGACGGTCGTAAAGACTGGGCGGACACATTCGTAAAAGGTTTAGACGTGCTGGGCTTCAAATACGAAGAACGTATGGACCCATGGGAAGGCGCATGTGGAGTTAACTCGACAGTTCTAGCAGAAGCAGCCATCCGGTTCCAAGCGGAAGCTATGACTGAGACGTTTCCCGCCGCAGGCCCAGTAAAAACAAAGATTCTTGGTGAAGAAACCAAGGAAAAAGAAGAAGCCGCGGGTCGTGTCAAGGCTGACATGAACTACGAACTCACTGAGAATATGATTGAATACCGCCCAGAGCACGAAAGGATGTTGTACAGCCTTGGTTTGGCTGGATCGGCGTTCAAAAAGGTGTATTTTGACCCTAATTTGGGTCGTCAAGCGGCTATTTATATCTCCGCAGAAGACGTGATTGTGCCCTACGGCGCGTCAAATATTGAGTCAGCAGAGCGTGTAACGCACGTAATGCGTAAGACTAAGAACGAATTGAAGAAGCTACAAGCCGCAGGGTTCTATAGAGATATAGACCTCGGCGAGCCAGAGCCATATCATACTGATATTGAAGAGAAAAAAGCCGAAGATGGTGGCTATTCCTTAACAAATGACGAACGATACGCTATCTATGAAGTACACGCTGACCTCTTGATTGACGGTATTGATGACGACGAGGGGATTGCTCGCCCGTATGTTGTCACCATTGAGCGTGGAAGTGGCGAAGTGCTGGCGATCCGTAGGAACTACGAGGAGGGTGACCCTCTTACTCTCAAGCGCCAGCACTTCGTTCACTATGTATATGTGCCGGGATTCGGGTTCTATGGCCTCGGATTGATCCATATTATCGGTGGATACGCCCGTGCCGGAACTTCCTTGATACGTCAGCTCGTTGATGCTGGTACGCTCTCCAACCTCCCGGGAGGGCTAAAGTCCCGTGGACTACGTATCAAGGGGGACGACGAGCCAATCAACCCGGGTGAGTTTAAGGACGTAGATGTACCGTCAGGGTCTATCCGTGACAACATTATGCCTTTGCCCTACAAGGAGCCTTCACAGACACTTCTAGCCCTATTGAACCAGATTACTACCGAGGGTCGTCGGTTGGGCGCTATTAGCGATATGGACATCTCTGACATGTCCGCCAACGCTCCTGTGGGCACAACACTGGCACTGCTGGAACGCACACTCAAACCTATGGCCGCGGTGCAAGCACGTGTGCACTACGCTATGAAGCAGGAGTTCAAGCTCCTCAAGGCTATCATGGCGGAGTATGCCCCCGCAGAGTACGCGTACGTCCCGCACAGAGGCGAAGTGAGCGCCAAGCGGGCAGACTACCTGATGGTCGATGTGATCCCTGTGAGCGACCCTAACAACTCTACGATGGCACAGCGGGTGGTTCAGTATCAAACCGTCCTACAGATGTCAGCGCAGGCTCCACAGATTTATGACCTACCTCAGTTACACCGTCAGATGATCGAGGTGCTGGGTGTGAAGAACGCGGACAAGCTCGTGCCTACGAAGGACGATGCGAAACCTGCGGACCCAATCAGCGAGAACATGGATGCGTTGGTCGGCAAACCGATGAAAGCGTTCATCTACCAAGACCACGAAGCGCATATCGCTACACATACATCGTTCATGCAAGACCCGATGATGATGCAGATGATCGGACAAAACCCACAGGCAAAACAGATTATGGCCTCACTACAGGCACATATCGCCGAACACCTTGGGTTCGCGTACCGCACGAAGATCGAAGAAAAGTTGGGTGTACCTCTACCTGCTCCGAACGAGGAGATGGACGAGGATATGGAAGTACAACTGTCACGTCTAGTAGCAGACGCAGGCAAGCAACTTACGCAGGCAAACCAACAGCAGGCAGCGCAGCAGAAGGCGCAACAGCAGCAGCAAGACCCGATCATACAGATGAAACAGGCCGAGCTGCAGATCAAACAAGCAGAACAGCAGCGTAAAGCCGCAAACGATCAGGCTGATGCGCAGATCAAGCAAGCAGAAGTACAACTCAAAACCCAGAAGATGATGATCGACGCTAAGATTGCGTCAGAACAGATCAACGTAGACAAGGCTGAGTTAGCGATTGACGCCAAGCGTCAAGGCGTACGAGACATGACTGCTAAACGTGTAGAGGAGAACAAGGTTGACCTTGAGCTGGCTCGCATGATGCAGAACGCACAGAACCAAACACCTAAGAAGGAGTCATAACACACCATGGCTAAAACCGTCTTTGACGTGCTGAAAGATAAAATCGACGAGGACATCTCGTCTGCACAGAGTTTCCTATCCGCGGGGTCGCCTAAAGATTACGCGAACTATAGGGAAGTTGTTGGCTTAATTCGGGGTCTCGAAGCCAGCAAATCGTATGTTGAAGACCTTGCGCGAAACTATATGGAAAACGATGATGACTGAAGAAACAGTTAAAATCAGCGATGCTGAACTAGAACTACAATTACCACGGCCCGTGGGCTACCGCATTCTTGTTGCACTACCGCAACCGGAAGAGACCGTAGCAGGAACGTCTATCCTAAAAACTGAAACAGCCAAAACTCAAGATCATATCATGTCTATCATTGGCTTGGTGGTTGATATGGGCGACGGGGCGTATGCGGACAAAGACCGCTTCCCTGATGGAGCTTGGTGTAAAGAGGGTGACTTCGTGATGTTCCGTATGAACTCAGGAACACGCTTCACCATTGGCGGTATAGAGTATCGTTTGATGAACGATGACTCAGTAGAAGCCGTTGTAACCGATCCTAGCGGCATTCAGAGGGCATAGATATGGCATTTCAAAAAGTAGAGTTTGAGTTTCCCGATGATGAAGATGACAACAAAATGGCTATCGAGGAGTCTAGCGCGGTTGAGATCGACATCTCCGGTAAGAAAACTGCGGATGACTTTCGAGCAGATGACACTCCTGAACCTGAAGGTGAAGTGGATACTGGCGATGACGACTTTGAAGTTGAAGTTGTTGACGATACGCCGAAAGCTGACCGTGGCCGTAAAGCGTCAGAGCCGCCCACTGATGTCACTGATGAAGAGTTGGAAGACTACTCGGACAAAGTCCGCAAGCGTATTCAGCACTTCAGCAAGGGCTACCATGATGAGCGTAGAGCTAAAGAAGAAGCTCTCCGAGAGCGTCAAGAACTTGAACGCGTTACTCAGCAGCTTATGGAAGAAAACAAAAAGCTAAAGGGCAACGTCAATAAGAACCAGACAGCGTTACTTGAGCAGGCTAAGAAGAATGCCGCAATTGAGACTGAGGGAGCCAAGCGTGCGTACAAAGAAGCGTACGAATCTGGTGACTCTGAGGCTGTCCTCGAAGCACAAGAAAAGCTAACCAATGCTAAGATTAAGTCCGAAAGGTTAGCAAACTTCAAATTACCCGCTTTACAGGAGACAGAAACCCCTGTACAAACGCAGGTAGAACAGACCGCCCCGGCAGTACAAGTCGATGAACGGGCCGCGAATTGGCAACAGACTAATTCATGGTTTGGCAACGACGATGAAATGACAAGTTTGGCGCTGGGGTTGCACAACAAACTTGTCAAACAGGGCGTAAGCCCGCAGAGTGATGAATACTACGAGACGATTGACTCTCGTATGCGTCAGGTCTTCCCCGATAACTTCGAGGATGCCGAACCGAAGCGTAAAAAGGCCCAAGTGGTTGCCCCCGCAACGCGGAGCACAGCACCCAAGAAAGTGACGTTGACACGTACACAGGTCCAGATTGCCAAACGGTTAGGGTTGACACCCGAACAATACGCCAAACAGGTTGCAATAGATATGAGGAAACAAAATGGCTGAGAATCGCATTAATCGTGAACTCGAAACTCGTGAACGTACAGTTCGCAAAAAGTCTTGGACTCGTCCCGAGGTGCTTCCATCTCCGACGCCCGAGGCTGGATACGACTATCACTGGGTCCGCGTCAGCACGCAGGGTCAAGTAGACGCCACCAATGTTTCTTCAAAACTTAGAGAAGGTTGGGAGCCTGTAAAGGCAACAGATCATCCAGAAATTACAATGGTTGCCATTGAGCAAGAGCGCTTTAAGGACAACGTAGTTATTGGTGGTTTGATGCTCTGTAAGGCTCCAAAGGAGTTGGTTGAAGAGCGAAACGAATATTATTCGGCTCAAGCAAAGTCTCAGATGCACTCCGTCGATAACAACCTTATGAGAGAAAATGATCCTCGTATGCCCCTGTTCAATGAACGGAAAACGAAGGTCACTTTCGGTAAAGGAACTTAATCTTAGGAGCTTAAAATGGCTTATCCTACCGTTGACGCCC